TACCCGAGTACCTATTTATCGGCGTAGACGATGAGGGCGATTTACTCTTTAACTACGAGATACCTGTACCTAATCAGGTGCTTTACGCTTGCGTAGGTACTGACGTACAGCGCACCGCGTCTACTGGCACGATCACATTTACCGAAACCTGCACATGGATTACAGCCGCACAAATTGAGGACTGGCTAGGCATCGGTACAGCATCGGCGCTCGACACCGCGTTTCTTACGCAGTGCGCGTCAGCTGCCAACAGCCTTGCGTTTACGCGACGCCAAGAGGCTGGTTACATTGACAGCCTTACTACGTCACCTAACGGGCAGGTCACCCTCGGCGCCATTTCCCTTGGCGGTTTCTTTTATCGCCAACGGGGAGCCATAACGGATTTTGCCACGTTTGATGGCATGTCTGCCGGTGCCTCGGTAGGTCTAAGCCCGGCAATTAAAATGCTGTTGGGTATCCCTAAACCAGCGGTGGCATAATGCCCGTTGCCTACACCGATCTATTTAATGAGGCGCTAGACGATCTCGCTGCCACGCTAACCACGGTCACTGGTTTGCAAGTGGTAACAGACCCCCGAAACCTTGTACCGCCATGCGCGTTTATAGACGCCCCCACGTTTAGCGTGTATGGCGGCGGGGGAAACATTGTCCAAATGACCTACACGGTACGCATTATTACCCTTGGCCCGGGCAACCTTGACGCGCAACGCAACCTAATGCACCTAGCCAGTTTGGTGCTAGGCAAAAACGTGGCAGTAACCAGCGGGCGCCCAACTATTGCAATCATCGGCGGGGCCGAAATGCCAGCGTATGATTTAACAATAGAGATGCAAGCCCAAACCAGTTAGGACTAAACCCATGGCATACATAATCATTAGCCCCCGCGTAGGTGTACCCGGTGCCGAGTTTGACGCCGAGGGCGCAGCTGCCAACGGCATAAACATTGCCGCGCTAGTTGAGGGCGGGTTTATAGAACAATCCACAAACGAAACCACAAAACCTGCTAAAACTAATAGCAAGAACTCAGCAAAGGACTAAAACAAAATGGCGACTTCCACTTACCTCAGCAATCCAAACGTGACCGTTTCCGCAATTTCATTGCAAGACCAATGTCAGGGCTTGGTGTTTACGAGGACTATCGAGGCATTAGAGAGCACCGCCTTTGGGACTGGCTCGCGTTCATACGTGTCGGGGCTCGAGAACTCAACGCTGCAACTTGATCTATATGCGAGTTTCAGCGCTTCAGAAACTTACGCTACTTTAAAAAATTTAGTGGGCACACAGGTAACAGTTTCATGGTCACCATCGGCAACCTCACCGGGAACAGCAACCAACCCAACCATGACCCTTACTGGTGCATACTTGGAAGCCTTGCCATACACATTGGCAATGGGCGCGCTAGGCACCATGAGCGTTACCTTTACCGGTGGCGTTTACTCAGTAGTCGAAGTATAAATTAAAGCCGGCAACGGCCCGACACGAAAAGGCGCATAATGCAACTGCAACTAAAAGCCACGTTTAACGATGGCAGCACGCACGAAGTAACTACCAACCTAATGACTATTGTTAGTTGGGAACGCAAATTTAAGCGCAAAGCATCCGAGATGGCGCAAGGCGTTGGCGTTGAGGATTTAGCCTATTTGTGTTACGAGGCCACAAGGTTTGCAGGTATTACGGTACCGGCAACACTTGACGCGTTTATTACATCGTTGGCGTCTATTGAAGTGGTGGAACAGCAAGACCCAAAAGCCTAAACGGCACGTTGCGTAGAGCGCTTGCCGAGATTTTGGTTGCTACAGGGTTTTGGCCTAGTGAGATATCATTTGAGTTAGACGATATGAACGCCACCATTGAAATACTAAATAAGCAACGTGGCGGTAAGTAATGGCGTCGCGCTCGGCTATCCCGCAAATAGATGGCATTCAAGAGGCGTTAAAAGCGCTTAATGATTTTGACCCACAGTATCGCAAAGAGATTACAAAACAAATACAAAGTACTGGCGCGGTGATCGTGGCCGAGGCCCGCAGCATGGTGGCCAATTTTGATAACAGCAAAGGCACTGGCGAGCCGTTAAGCGGTATGCGACGTGGCAACCTAGTTAAAGGCCGTAACACGTCATGGCGTACCGATCAGGTGCAAAAGGGTTTTAAGGTAAAAGTAGGTGTACGCGCCAGCAAAGAGCGCTACGTGAACTACAACCGCACTACCGATGGCGTGGTAACCCATACCGAACAGGTTGTATATGGAAGTAAGCCATATCAGTTAATGGTTATTCAACAGGCCAACGCAGCTGGTGCAATCTATGACCATGCCGGGCGTAACACTGACAGCATGTTTATTACCAACCTAAACAAAGAGGTAGGCGAGCAACCTCGAGCCATTGACAAGGCCGTAAATAATAACCGTGAAGCCGTGGAAGCCAAAGTAGAGTTAGTAATTAACGATGTTGCCCGGCGCACTAACAGAAAATTAGGGTTTACTCGTGGCAATTAACATACCGATTATTTCAAGCCTTGACGGTACGGGGTTTGCCAAGGCGATTACGCAACTAAAAAAACTTGAGACTAATTCCGAGCGTGCCGGGTTTATTGCAGGTAAAGCATTTTTGCCAGCCGTTGCCGCGCTAGGTGCGCTTACCGCTGCAGCTGGTTACAGCGTTAAAGCCGCCATAGAGGACACCGCCGCGCAAGCCCAACTAGCAAAGACATTGCAAAACGTCGTAGGTGCAACCGACGCACAAATTAGCGCTACCGAAAAGTCCATTAGTTCTATGGCCATGGCTACCGGTGTTGCTGACGATCAGTTACGCCCCGCGCTCGCCTCACTTGTATTAGGTACACAGAATTTGGCTACCGCTAACGATGCACTCACATTGGCACTCGACGTTTCAGCCGGTACCGGTGCAGACCTAGCAACAGTAAGCGACGCGCTATCTAAAGCGTATGGCGGCAACTATAAAGCGTTGCGCCAGTTATCGCCGCAGTTGTACTCAATGATTAAAGACGGTGCCAGCCTTGATGAGGTTATGGCCGAGTTGTCGCGCACGTTTGGCGGTTCTGCAGCAGTCGCAGCGAACACGGCAGAGGGCAAATTTAAGAGGCTTAACATTGCGCTAAGTGAAGCAGCCGAAGCAATCGGGTTGGCAATCCTGCCAGCCGTTGAGGCCGTACTGCCATACCTCATTAGTTTTGGTAATTGGGCGCAAGACCACGTAGGTACGCTCATGGCTGTAGGTACCGCTATTGCTGCCATCGCTACCGCACTTATCGGATTTAAGGCGGCGCAAATAATTGCTAACGCTGTAACCGTTGTAACTACCGCGCTTAACTGGTCACTTGCTGCATCGGCTGCCGCCGCTAATACCGCGCTAACCATTGGCGTTGGCGCTGCCGCAATCGCTGCCGGGCTGGTAGTTGCAGCGGGCGCGTTTCTAGCATTTAAGCAAGCAACTAAAACCAGCATAGAAACCATTAAACCGTTTGGCCCGCAACTAAGTGAAATAAATAACGGCCTTGGCCCAGTAGAAAAGAAATTAGGCAGTACAGGTAACGCCGCCAAGGGCATGGCAGACAAAATAAAAGAGGCAACCGAGGCACTAGAAAAGTACCTTAAGGCAGCGCTCGAGGATGCACAAAAACAATTAGTGGATGCACAAACAGCGTTTGAGGATTTCGCTACCAGCGTTAGCGACAGCATAAAAGATGCGTTTAGTTTTGCTGATGCTAAAGACGCAGGCGACGAAACAGGCGCAGGGTTTCTACAAGGCTTGCGCGATCAGGTAGCCGGCATTGTCAAATATGGCAACGACGTTAAAACACTGTTGCAAATGGGCTTAAGCCAGCAATCGTTACAAGCGGTTTTAGATGCCGGCGGGGAAAGCGGCGCGGCTATTGCAGCTGAACTAATCGCAGGCGGGGCTAGCGCTATTGCCGAAACCAACGATCTAGTAATGGCAGCCGATAACGCAGCGGCAACCATCGGCCAACAGGCTGCAGCGCAATGGTTCCAAGCCGGTGTAGATAACGCGCAAGCATATTTACAGGGTGTCGAAGCGGCGTTTGATCTAGCCCAAAAAAGGCTTAAAGCTAAAGGTCTAAAACTGGCTGACATCAAGGGCATTAGCGCGGGGTTCAGCGAAGCGATTACACGCCCACCGGTACCGTCGGTTACGCCTATGCAGGTTGGCGGCGATATGAGTATGCCGGGCGGCGGGCCTGTAACTATAAATTTGTCTACCCTTGTGCCTAAC